CTCCCGAAACTGTATCAGGGAACACTAGCCTATACCAAGGGTGCTCTACTACCGATTGACCACTCAGGGATAGCTCTTCTACCAAAGCGTAGTCGTATGCCGCTAGACCTATCTGTATACCGGGTCTTGCTCCCATCAACCAAGGTATAGCCATCCGAACCAGAACGTCAGACTTACCATGTTGCGGTGGTGCGGACGAGGTCTGTCTTGCACCTTGAACACCGTCGAACACATCCTGCAATAACCCACACAGATATTCGTGCATAGGCCCAAGTGTCTTACGTGCCTCAGGTCTAAGTCCAAACAGAGTGTAGAACGCTAAGTAATCGTATCTTGCCCTCTCCATAAGGTAGGACACAGCACTACCGTAGGCATCCTCGATTCCTCGTAGCTCTTCAATCCTCTGCTCTTGCTTCGCCTTTTCTCGAATCAACTCTGCTCGCATTGTTTTTCACTGTCTCAAGAACCCTTGCTAGGTCGTCAGATGGGACTGAGCCTACGAGTTCTTTCATTGTAGGTGAGTTGTCTACTTCTATCGGGCCACCATCCTCACCAGACAATTCTCGTTTCTCCACCCTGCCGTAGCCACGATGTCTGCCCTTGCGTTCTAGGAACCATCTCATGCTCCTACGATCATCCGACTCAATCGTGCTTCTAAGAAAGAGTGTCTCAATCGAGTCTATCAACTTCTCACCAACAGCTTCAACCTTCTTAGCGTAGTCCTCGTCACGTTGAAGCCAGTCATAATGTGTCCAACGATTTATGCCTACCCTTTCGCAAGCTGCTGAGATATTGCTCTTGGTGTCTATTAGTGCCTTGAGCATCATCTCCTTCTTAATCACGGTGCTCTGCCTTCCAGCAGAGTTAGACTTTGATGGCTTAGGAGATTGATCTGGCCTGATAATCCGTTTCCTCTTTCTACCTCTGTCGTCTTCTGAAGCCATTATAGAAATCAGTTTAACCTCTTACCTACTATTTGCAAATTTTTGCAAATCAAGCCTTAGAGTAATGGCACAGCAACTCGGCTATCCTCTCAGGATCGTCTTCCTCTTGGTTACGCACAATCTCATGGGAGAACTTTTTAATCAGCCCATCCACCTTAGTCCTCTTTGCTTTCTTGAACTTCTCATCTTGCTTGATACCACGCTTCTCTCGGAACTGCTCTACGAAGTCACTTTCAACTACGAACAGGTTTACCTGATCCTCAAACTTCTCTATGAATGAAGAGTTAGTCACCCGATCTCCCTCTGCGTAGATTGTAACAGGCTTGCCCTTTGACTCTAGCAGGTTGACGAACTTGATAAGATCAGGCTGAACAGCCATACTCAGCTTGTCTGAACCTTCAAACGCTGAACCATCATAGACTCCCAATACGTGATCTCCCTTCTCGTTCATTACGCCTCTGACTAGCTTGTATCTGAACTGTCTTTTAGTTTCTAGTTTAGACCTGATCTTCTTAAAGATGGTGGTCTTGCCTGTCCCCGGTATGCCAGCCAGCACGACCAGCGTTACGTTTTTCTCTTTGTTCTTCATGGTGTTGTAAGTCTTTGGTGTTTAGCTATCTCAGGCATTGTCCCTTGCTGATAGAACGCTTTCATCTTCTCCTTGGAGACTGTGTTGTATCTGAGGTGATCAGGTAAGTCAGCCTTGTATGCTTCTCTGACACCAGACAAGTCGTAGCCTAGCCCTTCAAGGTAAACCATCTCCTCATACGTCCTGTCCCCATCCCAGCCCAAGTAGCGTGAGTTGGTAATCCTACTCATCAGCTTTTTGCTCCAGCAGAAAACTGTCTCTACGTTCATCCTACTTACCAGCGTTCTGTGGCCGAAGTCTTCCTTGGCTTTCGTGAATATCTTGTCAGCCTCATACTCAAGCAGTTCACACTCCCTCATGGTAATCACTTTCCCGTTACCCTTCTTGCCATGCTTAGTCACTAAGTCGGTTCTGTGGACTGCGTAGGCAACTCCGTTACGGTTGCTCTCTGAGCCTCTGATGTCTCTTAACAGGAAATCAGGTGCGTCATACTTCTCTTCGTTAAGAACGACTAGAACCCCTTCTACATAGTTCCAGACTGCGAGCCTACCGAAGAAAGCCCAACGCATGGAGGTATCCCATAGGCTCTGGAATGATGGTGGTAGTGCCTCCTCTTGTGTTCTCCCGTTCAACCACCCTACGTAACTGCCTACGCACTCTATCATCTTAGACTTACGGTATCGACAGTCTACGTCCACTCGGTAGTCGTCGAAGATTTCGTTATACCAGCTTGCGAACTTCCTCATACCCGATACACCATCAGGTGGTGTTGGGAACTTCTGCATGACCATGAATGGGCCGGGGAGGTTGTAACACGCACCCCAAAGGAAAGCCAACCAAAGTTTCTCCTCAATGCTACTGCACGTAGCATCCATGAACCTAAGCTGCTGATGAAGTTCCTTCGTTGAATACATAGCTTCGGCATACGCTGACAATGCGTATCCCCTGTCATCCCTGTAATCCTTGTTCTCCTCTACTGGGTAAATCCACTCGCTCATTGTATCGGTTTAGGTGGTTGCTCAAAGGCTCTCTCATCGTTCCACTCTAACCAGCTTTCCTGACTAGGGGGTAGCGTAAGATACTTTGCTGCGTCACTAGGTGAAGGGTCTGCTCCTACGTTTACGAACAACGAGTCTTCTGGTGCTTGCTCATTGAAGTGCTTCCAACCCTTGGCATCGTAGTTAGCTACTGATGGGAATGGTGGTAGGTTGTGCCTCTGCTCAAGCTGATCGAACTTCAGTGGTTCTATGTGTATGTTCGATTCGCCTAACTCACCTTTCTTCATGTTCCTAGCGACTGGGACAACGTGGTAACTGTCTGCTTCTTTGGCTATGCCTATCTGCAATGCTCTTGTAAGAGTGCCTGTCGAGGAGACGCACCATACCTGTGGAATGGTTTCTCTTCCTGATAGCTCCCTGTATGATTGCAGTGCCTTCCTAGCTGCTTGAGCTATTGCTGCTGTTACGAGTGGTGTGTCGGCCAACCCCGGTCGGACGAACTCAACCCCATAATCCTTGCACCACTTCTCGGTCTTCCTGTTTAGCATGGGCATACGCACGATGCGATACCATCGTTGCTCCACGTTAGGGAACAAGAACGGTCTACACTGCGCCACCGTCATCTTAGAACGACAAGCGGAGAATAGAACTGTTCCTTTCCCATGCTTACTAGCTGCCTCGGCTAACGCTGTCGGTGCTGCCCCTGTGTGCTGACTCACGTAAGCTAGGTGAGTAGCCTGAGTGCCAAGAACCAAGCCCTCACAAGCCCTGCTCTTCAAGCCTCCTATCAGCTTATCATCACGCCATACGTAAAGCGTCTTGTCTAGGTTAGAGCCACACCACTCTACCTTCTCGATAACTGGGTCAGGCAGACTTGATTCTATCTCCCTCTCAAAGTATGACTCAGCGTTTACTGAGCTAAGGTCTTTGTTCTTCCCGTCGAGTTCGTGAGTCCACCCATGCCCCTTTACGATACTCCCCATCAGATGTCTCCTCGATTCCTTGCCCTTGATATTTCTTCCTTCTCTGACTTACAACTCTGTATGTTGTCTCTAAAATACATAACGAATGCCAACCTCACAGCGTTAGGCTCCCTGACCATTGGGCTGTTACCGTGTAGCTGGTGAACGTCCATCAACACGATGTCCCCTGTTTCCGCATTCACACCTGCGTCATACTGAGGGAAGCAAGTATAGCCTCCCTCGTATTTACCTTTACGGACTACACTCAAGTTGCCGAAACCTTCAGCAAAGTCACCCTTGTCGTAGTGGCAAGCTGTTGCGAAGTTCTTGTTCACGGTCACTGTTGAGAAAGCGGTGTTGGGTATTACGAAGTCTTCAGAGGACTTGTTGACCGCTTCTACCTGCTTTGCATACTGCTCTGGAAAGAGTGCTTCGTAATACCTGTCTACCCACCTAAGCATAGGCCAACTTCGCTTGAACTTGGTGAAGTTATCTTGGGCGAAGGATGTTAACCTACAGTAAGGCTGTCTGGCAGTCCTACCGAAGAACCCTACGATACCTCCGTAGCTCATCTTAGCCCTAGTGACCTTGCTCTCTGTCCCGTCCTCAAACACAACGACGTAACGGTGAGGACTCATTCTCCTGTAACTGACTCCACCGTTAGCCTTCACTACTTCCATAATCTCTTGGTCAGAGATTGGCCCTGATGCCATGCCTCTGTTGTCTGAGGGTGTGGCTGCTTTCTCTAGTGACGTGAATGCTTGCTTCCAGACTGAGGGTGGGATTGCCTTCTTCCTCATCTTGAGTATCGGCCTACCCGTATCCTCGCAGAACACATCTACGTTTTCATTCAGAATGTGCTTAGGCTGCTTCTTGATTACAGTGCCCTCTAGCTTGTGAACCTCATCGTCAGACATCACTTTAGGCAAGTGGATTGTCTTGGCTGGGGTCTGAACTACCTCCTCTACTTTAGGCAACTGACTCATCAATCCTCAGGCTGCTCCCTGTCTTCTAACAGTTGTGCGTTGTATGACTTCTTGGCCCTTCCAATCTCTTCAGCCTCTGAAGCGCAATGGATCATGTCTGCTCTGTAATACATAACAAGTGAAAGGCGTGTTGCCCCTGCGTCTACCTTCTTGATAGGTGTGTTGCCGTGAACCCTATGAACGTCCATGAGCAAGATGTCCCCGTTCTCTACGTCTACTCCACACCTCCACTGGGGTAAGATCGTGTAGCCCCCTGTGTATTTGCCCTTCCTGATAGCGACTAGGTTCCCAAAGCCACCATCGAAGTCACCCTGATCTGTATGTGCTGCTGTTTGCCAGTTCTTGTTGACCGTCACAGTAGTGAACGCTGTGTTAGGTATGACGAAGTCTTTGGAGGTTCTCTCTGCTTCCTCCCTCTGCTTGCGGTAGTTCTCTGGCACTAGAGCCTCGTAAAAGGAATCGACCCTGCGGATGACAGGTAGCCCTGACTTAAACTTCTTGAAGTGCGACTGCGTAAACGCTGTCAATCGGCAGTAAGGCATCCTGCGTGTCCTAGGGTAGAATCCAACTATGCCTGAGGCTGCTGGGAGAGCGAAGGTTGTCTTCATCCAAGTGCCGTCCTTGGCTTTGATCTTCATCCTAGTTTCACTGATCTTCTTCCACTCAGTTCCACCAATGGTCCCTAAAGCTGCGTCTGCTCTCTCGGGTGTAATCTTACCTGCTGCAACACCCCTGTTAAATGTCTCGGTAGCTGCTGTCTCGTAAGCGTCATAGGCTGCGGTGAACTCAGACTTAGGTATTACGTTCTTACGAAAGAGCAGCAACGGTGCTCCTGTCTCCTCACAGTAAACGTCTACATTCTCTCTGAATATCTTGTCGTCGTCGTAGTGCCTCTCGTCCATGAGAGTGCCTAAGACTTCAACAGTCTCTTCATCAGATAGCGCAGGAGGGACTTCTACCCTCCTTGCTGGCATAGCCTTAATCTGCTCTGCGTTCATGTAGTCGCCTTACGAAGCATGAAGAGAACGACATTCGCCAAGTCCTTCCACTCTTCGTCTCCAAACTCAGACTTCAACTCAGCCTCATTAGCTTTCCTAAACACATCAAGGGATGAAGCGAACTCTTTATAGTCCTCGAACCCATAGATGAGTTGGAAGTATCTGATTCCTCGATCTTCGGCATCGTCTTCTTCTGGTGCTTCGTTAGCTCCTTTGGAATCAACGTCTTCATCATCACCATCATAGTCGAAGTCTGGTTCGCTGAACACCTTCATGGATTCTAGCTCAGGTAATGCGATACCTGACCACTCCAAGTCGAAACCGTCTACCTCTGATAGCTCCTTGAGGAACTCCTTCTGACCTTCCAAGTCATCTGTCCCCATTGTGCGGTTAGCGGCAATCATACGAGCCAAGTGCGTCTCGTCATCGTAATCTACAATAGCGACATCTGCCTTCGTAAAGCCCTCCTCAAGCATAATCTTGAGTCGAAGATGCCCAGATAC